TCCAAAGTCTTTAGCCGCATCATTTAAATCTCCAAAGTCTTCCTCTGCTATTTCTTTTAAAGCTGATGAGAAATCTTTAGTACCATCCACCACATCTGCCATTAACTCTGTTAACTTTGTAGCACTGCTTATCTGCTCTTTACTACCTTTTTTCTTTACATCTTCTAATGCGGATATTTGTGATTCTAAACCAAGTTTTTTATTGAGTATTCCAAGAGAGCCTTTTTGTAACCTTTCTATTTGTCTATCTAAACTTAAAGCATCAGAAGAAGATCTAAAGCTTTTGTTTAACAATTCATTATATTTTTCACGAGTTTTATTTTGAATATTTACGCCATCATTAATTTTCTTTTCGATAGATTCAATTTCTTTTAATATTCGTAGTCTCTCTTTGCTTGATTTAGACATTTCTTACCTTTACTATTTACCTAATTTTTTTTGAAATTTAGCAAAAGATTTATCCAATCTTTTTAAATCTTGTTCAAGTGAGGGATTGCTTTTCAACATGTTTTTAGCGTATTTATTTAGCTTTTTCTGTTTCCATTTTTCAAAAAACTTAAAAATCAGATTTTCTCTACCAGCCATTTTTGATTCTCCATAGTATTATTTTTGTGTGGGATTATTCAATAATAAATATCACATTTATCATTTTTTATAAGATGGAATGGATGATTTGTTCTTCTGTTGAGCTTTCTTCATTTCCTCAGCTTCATCTTTAAAATGTTTTTGTAGTCTCTTAAAGTAGAATGTACGAAGATATATAGGCATGTTGTATACCTCTGTAAAAGAGAACATACCTTGTGAGTTAAAACTTATTTGAAAGAGTTGTTCGTGTAGTTGTGGTTTATATTCCGGCGTTAGGCCAAAGAAACGTAACGGTCATAGGGACCGTGAACTCCTTTTCGTTACCTTCCTCATCTGTATATGAAGAAGTCATATCTACATCTGGCATAATACTAGCTACATGAGTTCTAAAAGCAATTGAATCTCTTGATAGGAACTCATTATCTACGAATGAATTTATACTAGCTCTTTTAGTGTCACCATCTACCGAAATAATCTGGCGTTTTAATCTTGTGGTTAATTCGTATCCAATACCATGTATCTTTTCGTATCCTTTAACTTCACCATCTATTTCTTTCTCATCACCTGATGTGAGTAGTTTAAAAGTTAGTTTTCTTTTAGTAGCAGGTAATTCAAACTCAAATTCATTAACACCATTTGTAACCATACTCTCATCTAATGGTATATCTTTTAATGTGGTCAAATCAACCTCTATCTTCCTACCATCTATCTCTACTTCATATTCTTTACCATACGCAAGTATTCTTGATGCGATTAGAACACTATTCTTATCACCAATCAGTAAATCATCTACCTTAATTGATTTATCTATAATAAGCGACTCTAATAATTTCTCTACTACCACACCTTGTTTAATAAGGTTAGCAGATGTTAGAATATCTTCTTCTCTTGCCGTCATGTATTTGATTTCTATTTTACCAGATGATAAGGGGCTACCTTCTGGATACAATAATCCCTTTGACGGCAAATCCACTACTTCCGTAGGGAACTTGACTTCAGCCATATTTGACTCCTATGATTTAGTTTTGAACTATAACTATTTTTTACCGAACTTCTCAGCCGCTGTAACACCAAGTCCAACTACTGAAATGTACATAAAACATTCCAATATCTTGTCCTTGACCTCAAATGCAGAAAAGGTATCAGCACCCCAACTACAAATTAGCATAAAGAAAGCCATAAAACCGACAAATCTTTTACTAGAGATTTTAGCATCACTAGAAAGCATTTCTCTTAAAAAACTCATATTATCCTCTTAGAATTGTAAGATAGCGTAATCGTATCTTAGTGTTAATGTAATCTCATTAGGTTCATTGGTTTCAAAATTCATGTCACCAAAGTTAGCAGATTGAATCATAGAACCTTTTAGTGTCCATTCCTCTACTTTATCTCCTACAGGACCCAATACGTTGAAAGTAACATCTTTCTTGTAAAAGTCTGAGTATCCATCTCTACCTGTAACAGATTCTTTGTGTAAACGAACCCACTCCATAACTGCCTGTGCACCTGATGGTACAATAGGATCGTAAAGAGTGATTTCCAATGGTTCCCAAGAACCTTTTCCTTTAACATATCTTTTAACGTTGATATGATTCAATTCGATTTCTTCGAATGTAATAGTTGGTCGAGCAGCAGCTCTAATAAGGTATGCAGGGATTCCTTCTATGTACATAATAAACCGATTTTTAACTTTCGGTTCAAAGGGTGTAAACATAATTTCTGAAGGATCGATTATATCTGCCATTTCAGTTCTCCTAATAAGTGTTTAATTCTTTCATATATAAATATAAACAAACTGAAAAATCGATACAGAATATTGAGTTATTATTTCATAGTTTTTTCATAGTTTTTTGATATAATAAAAAAGGGGAACTATTGTTCCCCTCTTCTACTGTTTTACACCTCCCTATTATTCAGGAAATGCAGCACCCGTTGGAAGTACTGAGAAGTCTAATACGATAAACTCAGCAGTCCTTGTAGGTTGTATGAATATCTGTCCAACCAACTGATTTCTGTCTATGACATCAGGTGTATTGTTAGAATCATCCATTACAACTTTGAATGCACTCAAACCACTATTGGATTGAACTGATTCTAAGAACGGATTAACTATGTTTAAGAATCTACTTCTTGTAGAACTATCATTCTGTTCGAATACTAAGAATCTACTTGAGGAAGCGATAAACTTCTTCAATCTGATTAATAATCTTCTTACATTGATTCTATCAAGAGCAGATGGTCTAGCCTGTAATGTCTTCTGTCCGAAAACAACTACACCTTGACCTGGAAAGGATGCGATAGGATTAACTCTACCTTCGTAAAGCGTATCTCTGTCGGTATGAGTAAGTTTCTTCTGAGTCATACGAACATTTGTCAATCCACCTCTGTTTAATCCAGCAGGAGCAAACCATTCGTGAGCTACACTATCTGTGAAAGCAATCACACCTGGTATTACTACTGATGGTGGTACTAATACTGTACCTGAACCTCTTGATATATCATCCATCTTAACCCAAGGATAATAAGTAGCAACATAGTTAGTATCTAAGTTAGCAACATTATTAACCGCTGTAGCTACATTATCATCAATATCAGAAGCATCCATTACATAAAAAGCATCAGCTCTAGCTTCTACCTTATCTATAGCGTGGTTACTGATAATGTTATGATGTTTATGAATAATACCTGGAGTTACCAACATATTGATATCATACTCATCAGGATTACTAACAGCGTTAATAGCTCTTTTGTAAGCTATAGAACCACTAGCAGTAGCACTACTAATATCAAATCCACTTGTGTTAGCAGAACTAATTGATGTACCAGTTTGTTTTGGGTGTGATGGATTAATACCATCAAAACCATGTTGAAATGGTACAGCAAACTTCAACTGTTGAGTTGAAGATGATATATTTAGATTTTGAGTTGATATAGCAAAATTAGTATATTTGCTTGATTCAGAACTACCAGCTTCTCCAAATCCCTTCATATTTGTAAGAAGAAAGTCAATATTACTTCCTGCATTCTCACTCTTAGGAATAGGAGACAAGTAAGCTTTGTTGTCAGCTAATTCGTTTTCACCAAAACGAGGGTCTATCTTGAATCCGTATGGTAAATCCTCTTTATATGTATTAGAATCTACACTTGGAATCGTTTGACTACGATTGAAAGATGCAGTCGGTACACTAGCAGTAGATTTAATTGGGTCTAATACAGCAGAATACCCCATTGGCTGTAGATTAGGATTACTTTCAAATGTACTTTCTTTGTAATCACCAACTCTAATGTGTCTTGAAGCATTAGGATAATCACCATAAACAGTGATTTCACCATCGTTATTTACAGTTTGAAACTCATCTCCAATTACCTTAACTATATAGTTACCCGAAGTTGGATCTAAGTTTAAATTACTATAAGTTTCAACAAGACTTCCATCTGCAGTGTAAACTGCTAAACCAAACTCAGCATAATCTGGACTTGAGTTAGAGTTTTGTGGTCTTTTTACATCACGAATTACTGCGTAATGATTATTAGTTTCAGTACCATCAGCTCTCGTGTATATTCTAAATAATTGAGTAGAATCTTGAGATACGATAAATGGTGTTCTTGCAGCAGCTGCATCTGAGTTACCTGAAATAGTACTAATATAGTTACCATCTGAAGTATCTACAGATTCAGTTCCACTAGCAAAATCAATTCCATTATCAGCAAAGTTTTCTATGGACATCGAAGCGTTAGCAGTAATAGTACCATTTGAAAAAGAAGCACTTAATGCAGTTCTAAAAAACTTATACATATACGCTGGTGCATCTGTAGAACCTATCTTTTGAGCACCAGGAGAAGTAGGAAATTGCTTTCCAATAAAATTAGAAGAAGCACTTGATAAATCACCTGTAGCTGAACCTTTTTCTGATAATGTTAAATTTGAAACACTAGCAGTTGCATTAGCTCCATTAATCTTTAAAGCAAAGTTACTAGCTTCTGAGATAGGATCTCCTGATAAAGAACCACTTATTAGTCCCTCACCACTATTATTTGGCTCTGCTGGTAAAAATTGAGCTACAACAAACTTTGTTGCACCTGAACCACTAACTACTAAATTGAAGCCTGATACCTTGTATCCACCAAGATATCCTACTTTTACTATTGTTACAGTTCCAGCACTATCTAAGTAGTTCTTAACTGTAAAGGGTGTGTAATAATCACTATTGTAAGTTCCGAAAATACTTTCAAATTCCTCAAAGTTTCTGACTACTGTTGGTACAAATGAGGGGCCTTTTACTGTCGGCCCTACAATAGCTGCACCTATTTCAGATACTCCTTGAGGTAAAAAAGATAAATCTCTCTCACGAGTGAATACACCTGGGCTGACTATTCTCTCTGCCATGTGTTTTCTCCTTTAAAGGTTTTAAAAATTAATATGAAAATTCATTATATATAAATATAAAGAAAATTCCCAAAATACAACCGATTAAGGATTTATTTAAGATTCTTCTACTTCTTCAGCAGCTTCTTCTTGTGGTGCCGGTGTAAATACTCCAGTTTGTGGGTCTAATTGACCAGGACCATACTTTTTATTCAACTCTTCAACCAACTTACGTTCATTGTCTTGAATATCCTTATAATCAGCATCCATTTTTACTTCAGCTTCTTCTAAAGCATCAGCTTGTTGTTGATTAAGAATCTTCTGAACTTTCATTTGTCCAAAAGAAGCTTGAATGTTTTGATAACTTTGACTCAATTCCTGAAGAGACTTTAATTCCTCTTCACTAAATTTAATTTCTTCAGCCATTTTAATAACTCCTTAGTTTTGTTTATTAATAGTAATATATATCATATAATTATACGAAATACAATTTTTTATTTCTTTTTTAGTTCTTCTATCTCTTTTTGTTGAGATTTTACGATTTCTGAAAGTTCTTTCACAGAGTTTATAAGTGGTAGAACAAAAGATTCAAAAGACACATTTTGTCTTCCGTCTGGTCCTTCATCCCAACCACCGAAAGTATCTACACCTTGTTTGTCTAGTGCTTCCTTAACATTTTGTGCAATTAAACCATGTATTGTCTTATCGCCACCCATTGGTTCTGTATTATCCGCATCGTATGAATCCCATTCCTTTGGGAACTCACTTGGTGATTTATGTTTGTATGTTACTGGTTCAATATCGTTTATAAAATCTAAACCAAGAGTATCTTTCTCTATATCTTTTTTCTGTCTTCTATCAGATGAATGTGTCCAAGTAGCGTTAGAGTTAAAATCGTTATAGATATGACTCGTACTATTACCAATGTGAACTCTAGTATTTGCTGTTCCAATAAGCTCATCACCAATAACAATCTGTTGAGACGCATTGCCAGCACTTACATCAGGACCATATCCAATTAAAATGTTTTCGCTTCCTGTGGTGATACCATCACCAGCTGCTCTTCCGATAGCTACATTCTTATCTCCACCATTTAAACCTGTAAATACATCATTTCCTACACCAACGTTGTAAATAGAGTCACCACCATCTCCTGAACTCTTTGTACCTGCATTTTTACCGATAAGAACATTGTAGGTGTAATTAGCATTTGAAGCACCTTTACCAGCTTCATATCCAATACAAGTATTGTGACCATTTGTGGTTGCACTATTCAATGCTTGATAACCAATAGCAGTATTTGCAGCTCCTGAAGTAATACTCCCACCTGCTTTATATCCTATAGCAACTGTTCCGTTTGCAGCTGTATCATTTATCGCTTTACCAGCTTCGTCTCCAATTAATACCATATTTGATTCGGTGGTCAATGCAGAGCCATTTACTCTACCTACAAGAACATTACCATTTCCTGTACTTATGTTAAATCCAGTTTGGTATCCAATAGCGACATTATGTGTAGCAGTTGTAAAATTTTTCAAAGCTTCATAACCAAGACCAACGTTGTTTATACCTGAACTATATGGTGCAGAGGTTAACGCACCCTTTCCAGCTTCTTTTCCCATGAATGTGTTACCAGAACCAGTTGCATAATATCCAGCTTGATATCCGAACATTGCATTATTACTTCCTAGTAAAAATTGTCCTGCGTAATGACCAACCGAAGTATTAAAAGAACCAGATGTTCCTCCGTATTCACTAATACCATTACTACCTCTACCAGCTTGTCTACCTATACCAACATTGCCACCACCTTTTGTTTGAGCACCAGCTTCGTAACCTATGAAAACATCGTAACTACCAGCAGATGGAAGTCCAGCTCTGTAACCGATTGCTATAGCACCTACATTTGTAATCTTACTCGCACCAGCTTCACGGCCCATAAATACGTTACCATAACCTGTTGTAATTTTTTCTCCTGCTTCATATCCCACTAATGTGTTCATATATCCAGTTGTGATACTCTCTCCTGCTTCGTAGCCGATAGCAACATTCTCATATCCTGTTGTGAATCCAGTAAGAGCTTGGTATCCAAGAGCAGTATTATACTGACCTGAACTATAAGGAGCTGAAGTTGTTCCACCTTTACCTGCTTCAGCACCTACGAATGTGTTATAAGAACCAGTCGCATACAATCCAGCAGTTGAACCGATTGCAACACTACTAACCATATTTCCGCCATAGTTCATAGCGTTATGACCTATAGCAACATTCTCATAAGCTGTAAATGCAGTTGAGTGTCCGTTACCTAAAGCTTGGTGTCCAATAGCAATATTTTTGTAACCTGTATTATTAGCTACTGTACTACTATCTCCACCACCAAGAGAAAAAGTACCGATTGCTATATTATTTTCTCCATGACTACTACCAGCGGTATCACCAATATATCTCATAGACCTAAATCCTATAGCAACATTATCATCTGTCTTTAATTTATTCGCTGCTTCATATCCTATCGCAACATTTCTCTGAGCATCCGTAGCAGTTGATAGTGCGTTCATTCCGATAGCTATAGTTCCATCAGCATCTGTACTATTTAATTTACTTCCTGCATAAGCACCTATGATAACTGTTTCCACAGTTGAGGTTATATCGTGACCAGCTTCATATCCTATTATAACGTTATCTCTTCCAGTTGTGGATGCAACAGCTGCTTGATACCCGATAGCAACATTTCTACCAGTTCCACTAGTAAATGCTGTAAGAGCTTGGTATCCAATAGCAGTATTATATTGAGCTGAACTAAACGGAGCAGAAGTTGTTCCGCCTTGACCAGCTTCAGAACCCACGAATGTGTTGTAGGAACCAGTTGCATATTTACCAGTTGTAAATCCGATACAAACACTATCCGTTGCATCTGTACTACCTTGTCCAATATACTCACCAGCTGAAAATCCAATTAATACTGAATTGTCTACATTATAACCAAATCTTCCAGCATCCATTCCAACAAAAACATTATGACTTTCTGTTAGATATTCACCAGCCCTAAATCCTATTAAAGTGCTATTACCATCGGTTGTGATTTTAGAACCAGCATATGACCCGACAACGGTATTATAATCAGCAGTCGTTACATCGTTTAACGCCTGATATCCAATAGCGATATTATATTCAGCTCCATTCATAGCACCATTTAAAGATTGATATCCCATTGCAATGTTATATGAACTTTCTGCTGTTGCCCAAGTTCCACCCATTGCCTCATATCCAATACCGATATTATGAGGACCACAATAATTACCCACATTTACGAGTGCTCTAGCACCTAGAGCAACACCACCAGTTGAATTACCA